CCATCCACTGTTAACACAGTTTTATTTGGCAGGTTATCCCAACTTGTTTTTATCTTACGTTTTTGAGAAACAACAAAATTGCGAAGGGTTCCATTAGCCATTCGCTTCCTATTTTCTATTCTGTCTGGAGTAATAGAAATGGTTGATCTATTATGATCTGTTAGTCTATTACCATTTATGGCTAGCCCCGCATTTACTGGCAATACAAGTGGACTTGGCATTTATTTTACAATTCCTCGCTTTTGTCTTGCTAACATGGTCTTTTCATCAATTGTATCAGAAATTACACGCTTCAATTCCTTTGGTGACAATTCGCTACCATTGATGTGTATGTCACCAAAGTTAAAGGTATCTCCCATACCCTGTCCATTATTTACCCCCGGTTGACCAGACACAGTCAATGCCTCTTTAAGAATTCCCTTAAATCCAGAATATACATAATTAGCATTTCGTAATGCATCAATAACTCCACGTGTTGTTCCGTTATTCAGGACACTTTCTGTAAGATTTGATCCATTATGTACCAAGGTATCACCAGGATATAATTCTCCTCCCATGTCATACCAATGATGTCCCTGCCAGAAAGAACGTGCTCCAATTGGATTACCATAGCGAGATCTAATATAACGCATTCCAGCTTCAGCTTGAAGTCTAGGATCTGAAGTTTTACCAATTCCTGTTGATGCCCAGGTAGAATCCAAGAATTGGAACAATCCAAATGCTGTTGATCCTGGGTTTTGTGCATTAGGATTCCAACTAGATTCATGTTGAATCAACCAATCTAGGGCATCCCACATTACTCCAGATTCCCAACCATATTGCTGAGCTACAGCACGGACAGTTTCTTTAACTGGACCCCCGGCTGAAGGTGTAGTCCCACCAGTAACCGATTCTCCTGGTACGTGGAACAACATACTGAATTGTGAATCACGGGAACCATGAGCATCCTTGCCATATCTTACATGGTTTCCAGTTGATTCAACATTTACCCCATTAAGCGTACCTGCGGTGTGTCCCGGTGATCCATGCTTTACACCAATTTCAAATGGTCCACCAGGACCAGGAATAAATGGTCCCAATGATTTTCCAGGTGACATCATACCTGTAGAGAAAAGACGTTGATATGGATTTGGTGCTCCTGTCAGCACATTGGCAATAGCAGACATATAACCTGAACAGTCATATCCATTTGGTCCCGCAGATCCCCAAATATATGGTTTGCCGTCTTGGGCTTGAGCGAAGGCAATTGCATCAAAAAGACCTTGGCCCATATAACCTAGTGCTGCTGCAACATTTGCATTCTTGGCTGCATAAAAATCTGCCAATCGCCATACTGCCATATCGGCCATAACGTTTCCAATAATTCCAGCAGTTGCCCCCGCAAATCCTGCCAATCCCAAACCAGGATCAAGGTTTGCTGGGATTCCAGCATTAATACGCTCTAGATTTGCTTTACCGAATGTTTGTACAGCAGATTTATTGATAACGAATTCACCATGTTGTAGAACTGCTGTAGTTTCGTCTCCACCAATAGGAGAATTACCTCTAGCATTTCTACCACTACCAAATCCAGTGTCAACTTCACCACCAGCGTGATAAGCAATAGCTGTACCATGTCCAACTCTTCCCTGTTTTGGCTGTGCCGCTGCTGGTGGTGTCCATCCTGGTGGTGGATTTCCAGTTCTCAATAGATTCATAAAATCTGTTAGGTTAAGTCCAAAGGCACCTTGTGAAATAGCATTAGCAACAGTAGAACCGAATGTTGCCCAGTTAGCATCACTTGACATTTCAGTTCTTGCCTTGTCTACGTTATTCTGTAGAGCATTTCCTACAATTTGCCCCCAAATTCCACCAGCACCCTGCAATGTAATACCAAATTGTCCATACGCAGCACCAACTCTATTAATGTGATCGTTAAGCTGTTGTTCATTTTGAGGAACAAAAGCCTTCAAAGTATTCAATTGAATTTCGAGAGTTTGTTGGTTCATTTGCTGCTTCTTACGTTCAGCCTCTTCAGTAGCCTGCTGATCCTTACCAATCGCATCCAAACGATTCTGTAATTTTTGACGCTCAATATCTCTAGCGTCTTCCATTGCACGCTGCTGTAATTCACGTTCTCTTTCCAGAGACTTTTCCACTGCATCTTCTTCTGCCTTTAGAGCATCAAGCTTAGCTTGCTTTTGCTGATTAACAAGATCCTTTGTTGCTTGCAACGCTTCAATTTGCTTATCAGAAAGTTTTGACTTTTTCGCTGCTGCGTCTTGTGCTCTAGCATTTGCATCATCAATTGACCAACCCAAGGTAAGAGATTCAGTATTATTTTGAATTCTCGCAGCTTCATCAAGTTTCCCGCCATACAATGCCTTGTTGTAATCAATTCTATTGTTGGCAAGTGTAGCCATTCTTTCAATTCTTTGTTTTTCGGCATCGAATTGTTTTTGCCGAGCATCTTCAAGTTCTTGTTCCGCATCCTTTTGATCCTGAATGCCCTTAATTTTCGCATCAATACTGTCTAATTGAGCCTGAGCTTCATTTTCAATAGCCTTTTGCCGGTTCTCAAACGATTTCTTGGTATTATCCATAATTGCATCCCAATTGTCTTGGAATGCTCGTTGCTTGTTCTGGTAGCTCTTGTCAAATGCATCTATTTGAGCCTGAACCATGGCCTTTTTCTTTTCAAAGCTATCTGTAATAGCTTTTAGTCTTTTTTCCCAAACATCTTGTGCGGCTCCCGCGAAAGCTGAATAAACATCGTCCATAGTTCCTGAATAGATGCCCTTAACTTTATTTGTCAAGGCTTGAGCTTGAGCCGTAGAAGTATCACCAAGAACTGATTGCCATACTCCACCAAATCCAGAACCCTGTTCAGTACCACCAGTCGCTATTTCTTGCCATGCATCATCCGATGCATTTCCAGCTTCCTTTAAATCTACCATCCATTTTTGTAGAGCTTCGGCATTTTGTCGTATCTTGTCAGTATTATTGTCTACAGCGGCTGAATAACCATTTGCAGCAAGTTTAGCAGCATCTAGACCAGTAACACTTGAATAGAGCTGTGCCAGTTTCAATTTCTCAGCATCAGTCATCTCATGACCAGCATCCTTAGCAGCCTTTACCGCATCATTGTAGGACTTTTGTATATCAGTATTACTACCAAGGTTTTGAGTAACATAGGGAAGAATCCCACCTAGATTTTGAATACTTTTAACTTGCTGATCATTCGCCCCACGTGCCTTTGCTATTGACTGTGCCAGTTCAGCTTCTCCATTAGCAAGGTTAGCTAATTTGGTTGCTTCATCTGGTGGAATATTAGCAGCACCAGAACCTAGTTCAAATTCTCCAGTTTTAGCATTGAAATTCAAAATATTTTTCTTAGCTTCTTCGAAATCTTTTCCTAGGCGGTTACCAGATTTACTGTTCAGATCTTTAAATGCATCTTCATACATTGAAGTCATTGAATCAGTAAATTGCTTACCAAAAACCGCTCTATCAACATCTGACATACTTGCTGCTCTATCCAAGAACATTTGTTTAAATTCATCTGTTTGTCGAAGTAGATTCTGTCTGGTATCGGCAGACATAGATGGAGTTCCCTCGTTATCATATTGAACAGAGTTGTCTCCAAGTAAGTTAAAGTTAAGCGCATTGAACTTTTTCTTAATAGTAGAAATGAATCCATCAAAGTCCTTTTGTCCATTCTCAAAGTCAAAGGTAACATCAATGTTGCTCATTATATCTTCGATTTCAGAACGTGTTTTACCGGCAGCAGTAAGTAATGCTCGCATATTGGTTTCTATTTCAGCCTTATTTAATCCTTGTCCCTGAAGATTTCCAACCTGAACATTAGCCATCCACTTTAGTTCATCCATATTGGTTTGACCTCTGAAGCTTTCAACCATAGGTCCTGCTGATGACTTTAGCTTTTCAGCCATAGAGTCAATTGTGTCTTTTACTTCCCCCGAATCTGTACGCATTTGACCCCATACAAGCTTAGCTCTACCTAAGGCATCCACCCACATATCAGTTGAATGAATAATATTTTGGTGTATTTCTTCTTGTTTTTCTGATTGAGCTGAAATTAATTTATAGATTCCGAGAACCCCCGCGATTGCAACGCCAAGACCAAGTCCAATTGGAGAAGTCATAAACCCAAGAGCAGAACTAAGAGCCTTTTTGAGACCACTGCCCATTTTTCCTGCAAATCCAGAAACAGCAGAAAGCATTCCGCTTGAGTTACTTGTCAAGGTTTGCATCAAATTATTTGCCACCGCAGTTTTTCCAATACTCTTAATAATCGGAATAATTCCAGAAAGTGCCAGTGATCCCAATGAAATCCAATTCAACCATTTTGAAAAGGTTGATTCTGTATCCATAGAAGCTGAAGCAATTCCGGCGACGGCACTCACACCAATAAGTGATTCTGTAGAGAAAGCTTTTGCAGCAATTGCAGACTTTTTAGTATTATCTTCAACTTTTCCTTCAAGATCAACAGTTTGTTTTTTCTCTCTGTTGAGAAGTTGTTGGTTAACGTAAGCCTTGTCTGTTTCGCTAAGTGGCTTACCAGTATTTGTAACAATCTCTCCAGTAACAGGATGCCTAATTACCTGTGTAGCACTTAGAGTTTTGATCCCCGCCAAAGAATTAGCAGAAGCGGTAGCGGTTTTTTGCATATTTGTAGCAGTCTTGGTTGCTTGCATATCAACTGCCTGTAATGCACCAACAAGTTTTTCCATTTGATAAACAAGTAGTTGTGCTGTATCAGCTTCAGAAAGCATTGATTTATTTAGGGTGTCAGCAGCCAATTCAGCAGCCTTTTGTTCTACAGTCATCATCTTAGTACGTGATGCTGCTGATGCCAAGAATCCGCCAAATTTTATAATGGAACCGAATAAGTTGGCAAACAATCCGACAAGCATGGTTATTGGACCAGCTATAGCCAAGAACCCACCTACAGCAGTAAGCACTAACTTAATTGGTTCTGGCATGCTGTTAAAAATTCCAAGGACTTTTTCAAACCCTTGCACTACTGCTGTCGCTATTTTTAGCGCTGTGTCACCAAATGTTTTTAACTGTGCTTTGAATGATTCGACAGCAATTCTAAATTGCCCTGACGCTGATTGGGTGATGGCATCTTGATGTTTTTTTGCTATTTGTGCAAGCTCTTGATCACTGAGAGCACTTATTTCTTTTGTTTTTGCTACCGCCCCTGTTTTATCCTGAAGACCTTGCAATAGTCCTGTAATTCTAGAACTTTGATAAATACCTGAAAGCTTGGAAATTAACTTTTCTTGATCAGCTAATGCAAGGTTACTGCCCATGATTGTGTCAGAAAGTGCCTGAAATGTTTCTAATGGTTTTCCCTGAGTGTTCTGAACCAATTCTGGAAGACTCTTTCCAGTTAATTGCTGGAACATGTCCTTGGTAGCTTTAGTTGGTGCCAAAATTCTGTTCATCGCTGTCTTAATAGCGTTCGCACCTTCTACTGTTGAAATACCACGCTCTTTAAATGCGGTAAGCAAAACAGTTGTATCTTTAAGATCTCCACCTAATTGTGCGATCGTAGCACCCGCAATAGGAATTGCATCAATCAATTCTCCAAGACTTGTTGGAGTTTGTGAATCAACATAGTTCAAATAGTCTACAGCTTTGGCTACATCAGCGGTACTTTGCTTATAAATGGCCTGCATAGAAATTACAGCCTTGATTGAATCTGCCTGATCTACGTTACCCAATACAGAAATTCTTTGTGCTTGGTTTGCAAGGTCAATCATATCCTTACCTTGTTTACCGGCCGCTGCCAATTCGGCCATTACGTCCAAACTTGATTTTACCGAAGTACCAAGAGTTTGGGTAATTTGCATAGCTGCACTTGTAGCCATGTCACGTAGACCCTTTGTTGATCCATCATATACCTTTTCAATACGAGTTAAAGATTGATCAATATCGTAAGCATATTTTCCGGCTGCGGCTGCTGCCATGGCAATAGGCATTGTTAGTCCAACTGTTAATTGTCTACCAGCCCACTGAGTATTTTTACCCCAATCTTGAACTTTAGTTCCAAGACCACTAAGAAGTTCTCCTTGAACCGCTAGAGTCTTATTTAGTTTTTCAGCAGATGTAATGGTTGGCTCAATACTTGAAGCTGATGGAATATTAACAAGCATTCCACCTTTTGTTCCAAGAGGTTGAGCAAAGGCACGAGATAGTCTAAGTTGTTGGTTAACTAATTGATCAACACCGGTTTTCCAAGTATTAACGTATTGACCAACAGAAAGTTTACCTTTTTGAATTCTATTGGTAAGATCATCAACTTGTTTAAATCCAGCATTCCAATTGAATTTTGGATTGGATATTTTAGCTAATTCGCCAGTAAGAGAGGATAGCTTAGCACCGTTTAATGAGGCAACTTGTTTTTCAAGTTGAGCAACCGAAGAAGTAAGCGCCTTGGTAGCCGCTTGTGCTTCAGTCGTATTTGCACCAACATTAAAACTGATGCCAATGCTTTGAGTTATTCTAGATCGTCTCCTTCGTCATATTCTATTCCTATTAACCCATCAAGTTCAAACTGTTCTTCAGAAAGGCCATGAGCCTTTGCAAGCGCACGACGTTCAACTTCTTCAAATTCAGTAGTTTTTCCTTCACCTAAATCAATTCCCTTTAAGGCTGCTGCAAATCGCTTATCCTCAAGTTTAATGTTGCTGGCCTTTTCATACATTTTGATTAATTCGTCCCTGGTTAACCAGGATTCCAAATCATCAAAATTTTTATAAGTTCCCGGATAAAGGAAAAGCACTTCCGCTTCTATGTCAATCAGTTCTTCCCAGCCGTCGCTTGAACTGCTGCCATTAAATTTGGGTCATTCAATTTAAGTCCAATCGCGACCTCTAAAATCTGTGCAAGAGTTTCATAATCAACATGATTTTCTAGCACACTTGGATCACTAAGTTGTGGCTCATAAGTACGCATTGCCCATGCTGCTGCTTCAATAAGTACATCAAGAAAATCTTTTTGTTTTTCTTCTTCAGTCCATTCTTCTTCAGGCTTAGCCTTTAATTCTTTTTGATCAAGTATTTCAGACACAATACGCATTTGTTTAATTACTAATGGATGGATTCTAATTGGTTTTGGCTTTCCTTTTTCATCATCCCAGCCAATTAACTCAATATCTTCTACGCGATAAACTCTCTTAGCCATTTATTTATTATTCCTCTCACTCTGAGTTTAATTTTAACATTTTGTTATCACATACACAAACAAGCCCGCAGGTTGCGGGCTTGTTCTTTGTGATTCATTATTTTTAGGCCGCAGTAATTACGCGATCTCTAATTGTTCCATATTCTGCACCAGAAACGGTACTTGGTAGCAAACGGAATGTTACCGGGAATAGAGTAGCTTCATTTCTCTTCAAAGAGTGCGTAGTAGCCTCAACTGAAAGAGCACGACGTACGTGATAAATTCTTTCACGCTTTTTGTTACCTGAAGCAGTACGTGGAGAGTTTCCTACGAAAACAATTTGACGTTCAACTGGTTCTACACCGAGAGCACCCGCCTCAATTCCAAGTTCCTGTTCATTTGCTGGAACTGTAGTTCCCGCGAAGTCTTTAGTTGCATCTACTGTACGACCAGTAATATCGGTTGCAGTAGTGCTGCCACCAGTCCAACGTAGTGAAGAACCACCTTGTGCCCAAACAACAATTAGGTTTTCTAGGGTAGCTTCAGCAAAGGTTGTCTTAATGGTTGCAGTCATCTTTTGCTTGAACAGTTTAGCAGCATCTAGCAACTGGTCAACTTCTACTTCACCATAATCAGGTGTATAAGCGAATTCAACACCATCTGATGTATATCCTGTACCACGCCAACCTGTAGCACTAGCTGCGGTTGCTTCTAAAGTATCAGCATATGGAGTACCATCAACTGCTGCTGGCTTTGAAGTGCTATCCCAATTCGATCCACTTAGAGAATCAGCATTTGACAAAAACACTGCTGCTGCACCGACAATAATATTACGACTTGAATATGCCATTTCTAATATTCACCTCCAACCTATTCTGGTCTTTTGTTTTCTTCCATTTAAATTATCGCATGGCCCCTATTATCATGCAAACAATTTACCACATTCCAATATTAATTTGATTATTTGCTACATAAGAATCTGTTCTTCCAATACCCTCATACGAACAATCATAATTTATATTAACCATATAACTATACAATCCACCCTCACTATCTGCTGGATTTGGGCCTACACCTGACATTAGGTTGATAGTTTTAAAGTCAAAAGGATATGTAGAATCAGCTCTAAAGTAATAATTTAAATCATAAGCTGATCTATCTTCTCTACCACAAAGATCTTCTACATAATTTGCAATTTCGAATAACTTGTCTATGTCACCAGAATAAAAAACATAAGTTACTAACCCACATCTTATCCATGGTTGATCTGAACGTGAATTCTGTTTCCATGTGTATGTACAAATAGGGAGATCACTAAACCCCGGGTTTGTTTGAGTAACCAACCCTTCACTAAAGATAGTTTTTATTTCAGGTGTTTGTCCAGCTGGAGAAATGAATGGTATAACAAAATCAGTATCACTGTCAGAATCAATTATGTATTGACTAGATTCCGGAATAATATCTTGAAGTCTAAGTTGATCTTCAATGAATTTATTAAGTCTAAAAACTGGGATTTCCTTATAGTTCGTCATCTGAAACCACCATCCTTCTGGTTGCTGCACCTGCAATATAATTAGCTCTTAGTCCACTAGCTAATTTTGCCTCAAAAGAAGCATCTATCCCTATCGGTTGCAAAGTAAATGTCTTAACCTTTGTTTTAGTTGTGGCTATAGAAGCCAGCTTACGCAGAAAGGTTTCCTTGATGGTTTTCTGAGCAATTACTGCGAGACTTGTTCTCAAGGCCATTTCTGGAGCAGAAGAAGTAAACCATTCTTTGAAGGTATCTGTAAACGCCCCCCACATTTGGTCATTACCTTGACGAGAAATAGCAATAGTTCCGTTGTAATAAACTATGCCTCCTCGCTCAAACCCCGTGCCAGAAACAGCCGATCTACGAGTATTTTTCTTTGCCTTAAAGACCAGGAATCTAGCTAGTTTGGGAGAAATCCGCACTGGAAGTCCCAATTCAAGAACAGGTGCTTTCCATGTAAAAATATGATTTTGCTGTACTCCTACAGTTTGCAATACTGGATCAACAGGAACTGATTTTTTAGACGCCTTGAAATCCCAAGTTAATTGTCTAGATCTTCCCCTGCCTCGCAAAATATGTCTCCACAATCTACCATGAGGATCTCCAATTTCCCCCCATTCATACATGTGACCAAATTTTTTAGGATTAGCCATGGCTTCTCTTGACATAAATAGAACGAAATCACCTGTAATTATGGCGTTGGCATTCGTCACAAGATCGTTAACATGTGCATTTGTTTTTACCGTTGCAGAAACTGTATCTATTGTATTTGTGACCTTGCCAATCTTATCGAAATCGCCAGTAACGTTATACATTTACTATTTCACCCTGGGTTTCGGCACGAGTCAATAAATTCTCATATTGCAACACTCTACCAAATGGATCAAGTATTGGAGTTGATCCACCATTCTCAAACCATGTAGGTGGGCTAGTTTTTAATTCAAGCTCCTTATAGATAACTTCCTGAGTAACCTTATTCCTGATATTTGTTATTTGGTAATCTTCTCCAATTTCAGCACCGGATAGCATCTTCAAAAAACTAAGTTTTTGGTATTCTTCGCCAAATTTCTCAGCAATTCCTTGCAGTCTAAAACTAGTAGAAAGATAGGGGGAAACAAGACAGTCAACAGTTTTGGTAAATTGCCACTTATAATCTATCTGACCACTTTGTTTCAAAGTGCGCTTTTTAACGTATAGATCAGCCTTGAAAGGATATGCGGCCGAAATTATACATCCACCTATCATATTAGCCCCACTCCAGGATGATTTCTGTAATCCTTTAAAAGGGAATCAACAGTTTGGTCTCCTGTACCATTAAAGGCAAAATCGTGGAATCCAATAGACCAATCGCCCATTTTAAGTTGTTTAATATATCTGTCCCTATATGTATGATCTTTGCATAGATAGTTTGCAGTAAGTATTTTTGAGGCTTCTTCTATTTCTGTTGGCACCCCCGCATATCCCCATGTTCCCTTGACATTGTAAAGAATATTTCTTTTAAAGGTTGGAGTATGGTTAACAACTACATTTTGGGCAATCACAATTGGTTGCAACCGTAAAAACCATCCATCAGCAGCCAATTCCCAACTTGTTCCAGCATCTAATCCTATTATCGATCCTGGTCTTACGTCCCATTCCCATGCTTCTGTCCAATCTACACTATCTAAAACTATTAATCTCCATGGCAAGGTCAAAGTTTCTGTTCCAGCGCCCTCAACTGCAAATGTAGTTGCTTTATAGCCAAATTGTTGACCACAATACGAATTAATTACTAGGCGCGCTACACGCTCAGATTCTAAATAGTCTGAATAAATTATGTTGGCGTCTTCATTATGAAAATAATCCCAAGTGCTATAGGGAGTTACCACTTGATAATTTTCTGGAATCGTAAGTGCAACACTATTAACTGAGAATGACCATTGCACCACAAGATTTGACTCACTGTCAATAACTGTTGTGGGCAATGTATAAGAATATTTTCCAGTCTGTCCAGTTATTTTTACCGTATTGGCATTACTTACCAACGCAACGTTATCCCTATAAATAGAGACTGTTGGATTAGCATCGGCATCAACCAATACACCATTTTTAAAGACATCGAAGTAAATATCTTGTAGGGTGTTGGTCAGTATCTCTTTCATTAATTTATTTTAACATACTAGCTATAGTATTGTTTTGCCTCCGCTGGGCTGGCCACTCTGAATCCATCAAAATTGTCAATTATTTCTTGGGCCGCATGTTCTGAAACAATAGCAAAAGGATGTTCTTTGGTAAATGACACGCCAAATGCTTCAAAACTAGCGTTCTGTCTATCCATTTTCAGAAGAACATTTTTCTCTTCAAATGAAATAGCTGGTTCAACTTCTTCACTCTCTTCAACAAACTTTTTCCATGTGGCAAAAGTTATATTGTTCTCCTTTAACAAATTAATAATATCTGACTTAGTGTCATCCTCTGCCACATCTAAATCAAATTTATTAGCCAACTCAATAAGTTGTGGCTTTCGTAATTGATCAAGACTCATAATACCTCCTTTTCTTCTAAATTTTAGCATAAAAACAACAAAAGCGGGGCTGTTGAGAGCCCCGCTTTTTATTTAGTTGTTAGCTACCAATTTTAACATTTGTTACGACTACGGCAGCATCAGGGTTTTCAACCTGAGTACCAGCACGCACATAAACAGTGTATTCAATTGCGTCCTTCTTTGGCTTGAATTCACGATAAACCTGAACTTCACGCTTAATACCAAGAATACGGTTTAGCGGGAAGGTAAGTTCAACGTGTCCATGGACACCAGAAGCGCCAGAATATGTTCCGTTCTGATCCTCAAGGAATAATGGAACTTCCTTAAGAGTTACACCAAATGGAGCGCCAGCGGTGAAACCAGCAGTTCCTTCAGTACGAACAGGACCACTCTTAACACTATCTGAATCTGGACCAGCCCAAGGATCTGCACCTTGTTGAACGTAGCTGTACAAGTAATCCTGAATAGCATTTGAACCTGTGTAGAATCTTAGACCAGCACGCTTTTGCATAAACTTACGTGGCATTGCCTTTAGAGCCTTGTTAAACGTAGCAAGGCTTAGAGTTGAACCAGCATTGTCAACTACGTGAGCAGTTGCAAGTAGACGCTTGTACCAACCGTCAAAAGCCTTTAGCGATAGGTCTGAACTAGTAGTGTCACCATTAATTGCGATGTCCTCAAGGTCATTACCAAATTGTGTAGCCATTAGACGTGCAATGTGGTCCTCAAGAGCTTCCCCCTCTAGGTTATCTTCTAGTGATTCAGTTGAAAGTTCGAAGTCTAGACGAAGTTTGACTGTGGTAATAGAGATTTTGGTGAAGGTCGCACCAGCGTTTTCACCAGTGTCAACGGCTTCAGTAGCAACGCGGACCAATCTCTGTCCAACTGCAACCTTGTCAATTTCTGCTACTGGGGATTTCATGCGGAAAGTACGAGCATCACCATTAGTCAAAACAGTAGCATCGAACATATAGTCAATGAATCGATCTGTTTGTTCTGGCTTAAGAATACCACCACCATCCGCACCAACTTCAGTAGTACGAATTACCTTTTCTAGAATCTCGCTCATTTATTTTTTCAACTCCTTTCTCATTAAATTTTAATCTTGGTCATCATACGTTGTTGGAAGAAAACGGCCCGACCATAAACCTTGTTGTGTTTTAGACTTGGATAGTTCAGCTTCTTCGGTATCTGCTGACTTCTTAACAACTGATACCTTTTCTACAGTGTCTAGAACTGTTCCTAGTTTCTTTTCTACCTCGCCCAAACCACTCTTAAAACTCTTTACTTCGCTTTCTAGTGCGGAGTGTTTTTCTAGCAAGTCTTTGAATTTGTTGTCTACGCTTTGTTCAACCATTGAAACAGCCTTCTGAATTTCTGCAACTGTTTCTTCGCGAGTCTTTACAGTATTTTCCGAAAGGGCTGCCTTAATATCAGCGAGTGCCTTACCAATTGAAGCTAAATCTTGTTCTTCAACTTCGGCAACTTCTGTTTCTGCTGGTTGACCTTCATTAACCTTTTCGACATTTTCAGTGGTCTCTACGACCTCTTTTTCTTGTGTCTCTACTACTTCATCTGACATTTCCGGTTCAGTACCTCCTTTCGTCAAATCCAATTTTCCTTCAAGCTTATTTGCTGCTTGTAAAACCTTGGTGATTGAATCATTGGGAGCTTCATCATTTGATGGCTCAAACCAACCTACATTCTTCATATCAGAAGAACAGACATAGCATTTTTGTAATTCATCTTGGTGCGAAATAGCTATCTTGTCTTGGTCACACCAAAAAACATTTACTACTTCTACTTCTGTGGCAATACCATTAGATTTTTCTATTGAAATTACATCACATAATTCATTTCCAGGATTATCCACTAGGCTAAGCTCAATTAGGTCATATTTGGTGATTATTCGTACTAATGAATCAGAGTTAATACTTTTTACCATTCCAGCATTTCGTATTGGTCCTCTTACCGAAAAGGCAGAAAGAGTACCATCCAATACCTTTTGCCAAGTATCTTCTGCACCCTTACTCACATAGACATCGACATAAATACCCTTGTGAATTTCACCATATTGATCTGAATATTCTTTTTGCTCAAAATGCAAAATTTTTCCTACTGCTTTTTTGTCATCATGCATTTCGCGGACATTTCCTCTGAAGCCCTGGAAAGCTTCCAAACTTGCTTCAGCGGTCACAAGATCACCAGTTTGATCAACATTATCAATGGTTGCCCATCCAGAAACAATACGGCGTGTTTCATCTATATTAGACTTAACAATAGGAATTGTTAACCTGACTGAATCATCGCCTACTATATATTGTGCCTTTTCCATTTCGTTTCTAATTCTAAACCATTTGATTTTATTAGGCAAATTACTATCTGCTTCCACCATTAATTCTTATATTCACATAAACAAATCCACAATACATAGCGATCATTAAAGAAAAAATCCACCCAGGAGATTGCCATTTTGCATACAAAACAGCACCAGTAACGGCAGCCCAAAAGGAGAACCCCAAAAGGGTCCCAATCTTAAGCATGGACAACCGTTCAAAAATAGATCCTAAAAGTGTTGGCAACCCAATAGCCATAATAAGAATTCCCAATTCCCATTCTTGTATGTAAGGAGAAGAGAATTGTTCACTTATGGAAGTGAACGGAAGCAGCAACCACAATCCCAGTAGTGCATTAAAAAATCCAAGAATACTCACAACCGAAGTATTTACTGGTTGCAAGAGGCGTTTTGCCAATTTGTCAAACATTAAGGTGCCTTTCTACCTTGGCCCTTAGGTGCTCTAGTTCCTGTATCCCCCGATTTTTGACTAGAAGCTGCTTGCCTTTCTTGATCCCTGGTTCTATTTCCTGTAGCCTGAGCAGTTACTTCTGCCTTTTGTGCGGGGTTAAGCATAGATGGCTCCATTCCCTTGCCATCTGGTCTTGGTCCCATTCCCTTATTTCTACGTACTTCATCCGGAACAACTGCACCTGCACGAAGATTTCTTTCGTCAATTTGGCTTTGAGTATCTTCATCAACCAATGAAAGCTCATTAAGTTTGAACAATACCATGTCAGTCAATTCTTTAAATACTCTAGCCATCTTCTTTTCAAAGATAGCTTGTTCTGGACGAGAATATGATTCTTTGAATACCTTATCAGCATCTACAGATGCAGCTATTCCTATTTCTTTGGCAAAGACTCCCGCTCTAGTCATGGGAATTCGGTGAGCCATAAAAATCTCTTCATTATTTGCTTTGCGAAAATCACCAAATGAAAAATCCTGTTGCTGGTCTTCTATTGATTTGAATTCAATATCTGGATCAACACCATCAACGCTAGATTTTGGCAAAGGAATAAACACTGATCTATGATGTTGTCCACGCAGCCCTGACTCAAAAAACTCTATAAGCTTTCTTGTTGAATTTTGACTTAGAGAAGCACCCTTGACTATAATCACATGGCGTGGCACTGCCTTATTCTCAAAGTAATCAAGGTTATACCTGCTGGCAAATTCGTTGCCAGCTAATGCATTCTTGGCAGCAATTATATCCGGAACACCATAATAAAGACTGTCTGGGCTATATTTTTTCAAGTGTATTATTTCACTTGGGTTTTGGTCATCGGTAATAGAATTTGGTGTTGTGTCCCCGAAATTTTTGAAATAAACAACCCTGTTCCCAATCATCTGAATAAATCCATCGCGTTGACGACGAATACGCATGTGTTTGGCAGGAATATGACCCATGTATCCTATTTTTCCGGAAACTGTACGTGCAATTTCAATATATGCGTTTCCAGTTGTTTCATAATCAATACCAACCTTACGCATTATTTCTTCCCAAACGTCAATGCTATTGATTGAGTCAACCCAATCAGTCATATCTTCTTTTACTTGTTCAATATGATTGTCTAACCTTGAAGCCCCCGCTTCGGTTCTAGTAGCATCACGCTTACGCTTTGTTAGTGGTGATTCAATCCATCCCCAGCCCAACCCAAAAACACTTTCTACTTTTGCATTAACAGCAGCATGATGTGCAGGTGATATTTCGGTAAGCTTTGTCAAATAGTCAATATTATATGGTGGTGTAACACAATCAAGATATCCATATCCATAAAAAACTTCGTCTTCTATTTGTTTTGATTGTGCTCCATCCTTACCAATAAATCCAGTATCACTTTTAACACGGCGGTCGGCACGGCGAACATAAGCCTTTGATAATCCACGTAGTTTTCTCACTTCAGCAAAAGTTAAGTTAAAGGGATCATCATTTATTTCACTCTTTTTGATTGATGATGATTTAGTAACTTCAGTTACTACGTTTTCATCTTCTGCTGGTCTAACACTCATTTATTTACGGACCTCATCATTAAAGTTGCCTATGTCTAGAGGATCTGGAATTAACCCTTGCGTCATTCTATCTATCTGTTCTTCAAATTCTTCATCTGTTATTTTACGGTATCCTTCAGCAAAAACTGGTTGTCCATCACCATATCCAAGGTTTTTCGCAACCGAAGCTATTTTATTCATCGCTATCAGGTCACCTCTTTTGGCAGAGATTGAAAGAATGTTGAAGTCTTCATCTGCTAAGAATTCACCAGTATTCAACTTCCATACATAAATTCCTAGATTAGTTTCGCTTATTTGTTTTATTCTGCCGTGCTTCATGCCAAAAGTATATCATTTTAAAGAATTCAGAGCAAACCCTTTACCAAATTAACTACCACCAGCACCAACAATTGACCAACTTAGACTATAAATTGAGAAAATTTCACCACTGCTGAAAACATCTTCTGAAATAGTTAAACTATCTGTGTCAATGTTTATCGAATCATATCCTGACGCAATTGAATTAAGTTCCACTATTTCCGCCCCAACTAACTCTTTATCTATAGAAGTCAAATAGAGATAATCTATTTTCGCTTCACCAGAAGTACCATCTGTATTCAAATAGAATGATGTAGCTGTAGGGGTTGTTTTAGTTAACACAAGATGATTCCATTGACCCCACCGCAAATTAGTGAAGTCTGTAACCAAGATTCCATTAAGCCAGGTTGAATACCCCGATTGTACACTTGCCTTGACTAACCCATCGGCACTAGAAAAAACGATTGGATCTTCTGTAGAATCTTTGGGCTTAAAAACTATCTCTATAGACTTTGGTATTGCATTTTGGAATTCAGAAGTTATCCAAGTACCAGCATATCCAACGTTGTCTAGATTAGTTCCTTCTGGACAATTGACTATTTCTTCAGCATATTCCAATGGGAAAATAGGTGCGCCAGTTGTAGTTAAGGTTGCTGGTGTTCTGGCAAAAATATTAAAATTTTCTAACACTGTAAGAGCAATTTCAAAATCATCTGACACTTCACCATTTACCTTAAAGGTAATGACGGTTGGGACTGAAAATTGTAATGTAGTTTCCTTGTAAAATGAGGCGACTATCCCATCGCCAATATCGTAATCTACTGACAAATTGTCATCGTTGGTCTTTATTACTAAGTTTAAATTAATGCCTTCGGGATTTGTCAAAAAGTATGTGCGAACAAAACTATTATCTGTTTTGTCAAAGGCGAATTCTGCAAAAGAAAGAATAGCTCTTTCAGTCACACTGAATGTGTCAAAAAGCGTTGTTTGTGCTCCAAATTTAGAAGCCGCATATGTGGTATGGCCAGATCCAGGATCATTGAGCGCTACCCGCTTATCTGCTACATTTCCAGCGTAAATACCAAGTCCATCAAGAAGGAAAAAATAATTAGTATAGAAATCTGTTCCTATTACCACATTGGTTGCTGTCGTATCAAGACTACCCAATACAAGAGAAGAGGAAGATTTTCCATTTATTGTAAGAACGATTTGATTACCACTTACCGTAATCAAGACATATAATTTTTCAAACCAAGAAGTTATTTCAAGACTACAAGTATTAGTTATCGACACGCCATTATTAATGGACACAACCCTTAAGGTCATTCCCATGGGATTCAAAAATAATCCACTTCCATTGTCAGATTTAAATATCGCTATTTCTGAAACAGGCTTTTGTGCGCTTATGACACATTCTGTAGTTACGTCATCAGCAAAAACCTTATTGCCACTGATTTCAAGAGAATTAGATGAGTTCATTAAAAATGAATGAACATGGCCATAAATAATTGGTTGCCCTGTGGCTGATAAGGTATTGGCCACTATTGAAACAGATCCATTTGATTGATCAGTAGTTGACGGATCAGCCAAATAAAAAATGGGATGGCTAGCAAAGGCTAGTTGATCATAATAGGACATTATGTAGTGGTTACCCAGTAGGTTTTTCCGCTTAATTGTGACGGAAACCCTGTTGGCCCCGTTTCTGTGCCATTGGATGATGATAGATTATTTCCTGTAGCTCCCGTTGTCCACAGATTAGCTACAGGACTTGTTGTTTTCTTATTCCACTCTGAAACAGGAATGGCTGGATATGCAAAAGGTGCAATAGAACGAGTAGTTTCCCAAGTCAAACTAATAGGATTAGTTGCGGTATAAGTAAGACGCATCAATGATTCATTTTGCGCCATCCAGCGCAATTGCTCTTGATCTTTTACCAGAGTACCGTTATACCAGTTGTTCGCAGAAGATATATTTGTTCTTCTAAACCGTGTTTTATTGCTTGGACCATTTGGCCATATAAATAGCCATTCATGCAATGTTGCATCAGCGCCAAAGGTACTAATCCTAACCCTAACCAACCCCATCCATGCCCCACAAGTTGGCAAGGTTATTTGTTTTGTTATAGCAGTACCAGCGGGTAATTCTATTGATTGACCTGACATACAATAATTCTAACATTTATATAAAAAAGAGACAAGGCTGGTCACCCAGCCTCGCTCTTACCTTGGTTCTGCTTCTAGACAAATACTATATTCATGTGCTGAAGTTATATAAACAGTAAATTGATCTACATAGGAATAGGGATTGTTTACATCATCCCCGCCAACTTGCACACCAGGACGCATTGTATCCTTATCTACATTTTCCCAAGTTTGATCATGAACATAAGTTTTATCTGGAGCTTGACCACCTGCGATTGCTTGAATACGTACCTTATCCATTGGGCCAAATCCAGATTTTACTGAAATCCATGCTCTTGATGTAAGTGCAGAAACCTTGCCTGTTGGACAAACATAAACATGCTTACGTTCACGTTGATCAGGGGGAGTGCTTCCAGTATAAGTTGGACCATAAGAATCTGATTGAACTGACATTTGTTTTACCTCCTTTTTAACAACTGTATTTGCGGTTCTTAAATCAAAGTTATTTGTATACGATTCATTCATATCTACTGAACCAGTAATTCCTGGAACTATACCAGAACTTGAATATTGATGAATATCATAACGTCCACCATATTTTGGCATTGATCCATAGCGAGCAATCCAAATAGAGACATTACTATTCCATTGATCGGGCCTTATTTTGGTGGCAAATGAATCACTTGTGTATATTCCCGGCTTAAATCCTCGTGCTACCATTCTTGCACAAAATGCAATACCAAAATCTCTAGCACGTTGGATACTCGCCGAATCAGCAATACTAAAGGGAGCCTCTAAGTCCAACATGGGAACCAAATCCAAAGCACCAAGCCGCTTGATTTCGTTAATGAATACATCCGCTTGTTGTTCTGGAGTAGGACTTAATTGAGCATAATGATAACCACCTACAGGCAATCCTACACTTTTAGCTCCTATTACCCTAGCATCAGAAGGACTACTCGCGATTGATCCACCATCAGTAGCCTTAACATAAACAAAGGTGACACCAGAGTTTTTAACACTTGTCCAGTTAGTTATGTTTTGATATCTATAGACATCTATTCCTTTTGCCATATTTCTCCTTTCTTTCCTATTATCACATTATTTGGAGAATACGCAAAGTGTACAAATTAAGAAGTCCCGATCAAAAGATCGGGACTCTATCCTAGGGTTAGCTGCACAAATGGCACTAACTTTCACTACCTCCACAGGCCATAACCTGCTTATTGCAAATATATCACTTTTTGATTATATCTACAACTTCACACGCACCAGCACTTGAACTACAAGCCAAAGTTTGACTACCTTCAGTATTGTCATCATTTTCATAATGAGAAAGTAATGACCAATGAATTTCTTTTGGCATACGCTCTAACCAAGCCTCATATTCTTCCTGTGTTATTTCTTGATATGGAGCTTGTTTATATACGTGATCGGAATAGGGCAAAAAACTGATTCCTGCTACATCTTCCCAATTTCGATAAACCCAAGCAGCTACATCTAGCCATTCATCATCTCTAACAGAAATAGTTACTGAAGGATTATGCTCAGTCCAGTGAGTTCTATAGACCCGCCAAATTTCCAAATGCTCTATAGCAGTCAAATCATTTCGGAATATAGATTTTTCGGGTGCCTTGGTTGGGAAATAGAACACTGTAGTATCATCAGGATTCATAACATCTTGTTCCGCTGGAATTCCAGAATCTTTCAAAAATGTTGTCAATGGATCATTATTCGAGCCACGAACTGAACGCAAATAATATTCACTATGCCATGGATGCATACCAGAAGAAGATTTAACAAGTTGGCTAACTGTACCACTAGGCTTAACGGTAGTAATGGCTGTTGATTGGTTGATTCCCAAAGCACTTGACCAGTAAAAATTTGTCTCGGTTGCATATTCTCGCAGTTCGTCCAAAACATCAGCCAATTTATTCAATCCTTCAGAACCATTGAAGAGTGCATTTCCGAATTGTCCAGTCATAGACACACCCAGTAATCTTTCTTCTTCTGCGTTCTCTCTCCACGCTTTGCGAACGTATTTAAAGTTTGTCAAGGTTGATTGAATGGTTCCAAGAATTGTAGCAATTCGAACCTTTTCTTTAACTGTTTCCAGAGTATCATTTGCTTCAATGATAACTTCTGTCAAATTGCAAAGTCCTTGATTTCTTAAGGCGATTTCTCCACAAGGATTAACACCTTCTACTTTTGAAGAATCTCTACGACCAAATTTACTAAGATGCTTACGAATGCTTTCAAGGTTGAATATTCCACGTTCACCAGACTTACTTTCAATGAGCGTAGCCCATTCAGCTAAAAAGGTTTCTACATCTGGCTTCGTCTCATAAATAGCACTGTTGTTGGCCAAAGCTCGTTGTCCATTCGCGCTCCACCATTCACCTGTTTTTGCTTTGGCAATTTGTCTGTCTGAAAGATCAGAAAGGCTAATCATGGCTGAACGTCTAACACCACCCACTACCACACACTCAGCAATTTTACACATAAGATCATGACACTCCAGTGTTGTTAGTTTACGACCAGCAGCCTTTTTAAATGTTTCAATAAAGAAGTCAAAAACTGCACGAAGTGGACTAGGCCCAGATGCTCTCCCACCAAATGTTTTTAACCTTGATCCTGCTGGACGAACCTTAGTAGTATCTATCATGGGAATCTGTCCCGTATAAAGCATTGCTATTAATTCTTTAAGCGCCTTGGCCCAACCCAATTTAGAATCAGCCACAACAATAGTCGAATCAGTATGGAAGAATTCATCATTGACAACAGGAAGTTTTGAAACATTTTCCTGCGTAACGCTATAACCCATGCCTACACCATTCATTAGAATGTATAGACCTTCATCAAAGGCTCTTGGAGAATCTACATTTAAAAAGCTGCAATTATAACCAGCTAAGTTTTCTCTTTCTAGAGCTGGCCCTGCTGTCATCAGACAACGCATTGACGGCATAACCTGATGATTCATAATTGCATTGCGAATGCTTCTTTGATCTTCTTCGTCAATATCATATTCAAAATTTTTACCAACGTGGCCAACCACAAACTCTACATATCTATTGACAGTTTCTTCCCATGTTTCTCTGCGCCCTAAATTATCGTCCCATCTGGCATATCTACTCACAGCGATAAAATTGCTATATGGGTCAACCAACGCACCTTCATTATTAATAATTTCCACCTATATTTTCTCTCCTTTAGACAAAAATAAGATACGATGTTGACCATTGCATCTTTAAAATTATTTATTCTTTAGTGCCATCAATTTTGATGGCTGATGTCCAGACCAAATATCAAATTTAGTTTCGATAACAGGAACTTGCTTGATATTCAACTGAATTATTTTTTTAAACGCTTCAAAATCTTCTTCTATGTTTTTCTCTATATATTCAATGCCAAGTGTGGTAAGCATTGCTTTGGACTGCTTACACGCAGGACAGTTATTTTTTGTGTAAATGGTTACGTCCATTTATTTTCTCCATCAACCGCATAATTGTAAATATCCTTGATCATTTCAAGGAAAACTTCTTCCTTCATTGCCCACTTAGCGACATTGACATCCTTATGCACAAATTGAATATTACCAATGTGATAACCAATAGAAGAGTCAATACGATCAAGGCTTGCTGTTGGGTCTTCGCCTGAAAGAGTCAATTTCCGTCCAGAATAGGCACAAATTCCGTTTTGTGCTTCCCAAACTTTGTCTAAATCCTCTAAGGTAATAGAGACATCAATATTTCTCTTTCTCGCCCCGCGTTTTACATTGCTTAGGAAAACCGACGAAATATATTTCCCACCACGCCAATAGGGAGATTCTATTCCCCTAGAAATATTTTCCTTGGTGCATGCAATACAGCCATTAGAGTTTTTCTTTATGGTATCGGAAGCAAGATCATATTTTTGGCCACAACCAAGACATTTGACATTCCAGCGGGTTTTTCTATTTCTTGAAGAATGCCTGGATATCACCTCTAATTTCCCAAAGGTACTTCCAATAAGATTTATGGACATAATTATTTTAGTATACCAGTTTCAGTTTCTTCGCAATGATCTTGACCAGCACAAACAGTCTTTTATCATTTCGTTATGTTGACATCTTCGAAAGCAATTTTGGTCAATTTTTCCCAATCATATTGATCATGAATTTGGAATGCCTGAGCATAGAATTGCTTGTGTAATGAGTCAATATTCTCCACTGCAAACCGCATCTTGTCAACTAGATCATCAAATTCTGGCATTGTTACTTTTCCAGGATGCATATCTGGCCAGGGAGAATCTATATATCTACTCTCAAGACCTAGAGGACCAAGGAATTCTTTATATTCCGCCCATTCTTTGGTAACAATGGCTGGGGTACCTGTAGCTAAAGCTTCAAGCATAGGAAAACCAAATCCCTCCCCCGCAGAATTGCCTACAAACACATCAGCATTGTGGTAAAGACCTGGAAGTTCTTCCCTCTCAAGCATCTGTAATTTCAGTTTGACGTTTCCATCAGGGTAACCAATTATTGAGCCGCTATGGTCATATTTTCGGACATCACTATAGTCTTTGGCCTTGAGAATAAGCTGCACATCTTTACTATTTCCAAATGCCGCCCGGAATGCGTTAAAGCATTGTTGTCCACCTTTTCTAGGTGCAGGTATTCCATTATGTAGAAATTTAATTGGACCGTTCAGCCGCTTTTTCTTGGGGATGAACATAGGCTCAATTCCGTGTGGATAGACTTGAGCAACCTTGAACCCAAGATCTTCTAGTTGATTTTTATTCCATTCACTCGCTGTCCAAATTTCATCTACCTCTTGCATAATTTCTGCCCAGCCTGGTTGCAGCTCTGTAGACTCAAATACATAGAGGTGTATATTGTACTGGTTATGGCTCAAATGATCACCATAAAACGGTGGTTGACAGAAATTGAGCTGTACTGATGGTGTAGAATCATCAAAGGTGACTTTATACCCATTCTTTTGTAACGACGTTACCATGTTAAATCCAGCAATTCCGTAGCCAGTATGAGTATTTAGATCACCAATGTTTGTAAAAAAGCTTATTGGTTTCATGCAGGAATTCTAGCAGACTTGACAAGTAGAATCTATGTGTTATGCTTTAAGGACAGGTTACCCTGACAAGTAATCTCACCTGGAAAACAACCAAAAAAGCTTTCCCCGTAAGATGCGAGTCAGGGTCATCTTACGGGGATTTTTTATACCCAAAACCAAAAAATGTACAAAAACATAATAAAAACGTCCATAAAAAATAATAACTTCATAGCAAGATAATGCTGAATTATCCATGAGAGGCTGCGACTCTGACGCGAAAAGCAGCGGTGATGCTAACCACCCAGGTCATAGCTAGGTTTGGTAGACCGAATCTACTCGCCCAAAAGAAGTACTTAGCAATCCAGGAAGCATTAAGCATGGGAGCCGTGGCAAGTACAAGAGTAAATAATCGGAAGGGTTCATCGCAGGCTCAGTCCTTCATCAAGCATTAGAATTATTTACACATGGCAGCCTTAACAGTAGTAATTCACTGTTCTGATACCTCATACATACGGGATATCAAAGGCTCTCTAGCCTTTATATTTCCTAAAACTCCGGGATTGAGCAACAAAGAGAAAGAAGATAAACGAATTGATTCTATCCAATTTAATGGATAGTTATGCATAAAGGAAGAAATGGAGAGATTAAATGAGTTTAGAATTCAATATCACTATTCCCAAAATAGATTTTCTTAAGATAGTCAACCTATTGGATGAATTCGGTAAACTATGTGCTGAAAGAGATATTAAGTTTAACAAATATAGCGAAGAAGAGTTGCTACAAATATTAAAAGCTTATCGCAATTATAGAGCTGGTGACAAACCCCCGTTTTGATGCTAGGATGCAAGGAAGAAGTCAACATGTACAAATATGTATTAGAGAAATATCAACAGTGGGCAAATGCGGGGTATTGCGAAAAATATATTTGCAGAACCCACGATTTTATCGATCTACTTATATGTGTAGATCCTGATGGTCTCTTCCTCCTATGTCCATTTGGTGATTATCAACATTATATTTCTGCGGGGGAATATTTTAACATCCAGCGGAAAATTCAACTTATAGAAATTATGGTGAATACATACAATGTATAAAGTAAAACTTACTCCCAAGCCTGTAGAACTAGAAGCCATTCTATGGACTGGTTATAACTTTGCCAGTGTGTATACATGGTATTTACAGCATGGAGGAGTGATTGAAGCTATGTCTGGGAATGACGGAAAGACCTTGCGGGTCCATAATAAATTAGAAGATCAATGGACTTATATTCCTCAAGGTCATTATTTGATTTGTGGTCTTGAAGGAGAATTTTATCCTTTTGAAGCATCCGCCTGTCATAAGAAATATAATGTAGAGGAAATAGAAGATGAATAAAAGAGTCCCTCTTAAACTTAATGGCCTTCCTATTGGCTGGGCTGAAGTAGAATATGATGTTGAAAGGGAAATATATTATATTATTGATATGCAAATAGAAGAAGCGGTCTATCCCGCTGAATTATTTGAAAGCGTAAATGGTAGTTTTTCTATTCTTGAAGAAGGGTAATTTGAATGGGTTGGTCAAGTGCTGTTAATATTTTCGATACTGCTCTCAAAGCAGTAGAAGACGTTCTTAAAGAAATCAAATCTGATTATTCAGATCATATTCCACAGAAAGAAATGCTAATCAAGATAGCTCGCCCCTTGGCAGAAGAATTAGATATGGGTGATTGGGACACTCATCAAGAATCTGATTATTGGGAAATTTTAAAGTGGCATTTATGGCCAGAAGAGGCATTGCAAGAACAAGAAGATTTTGAAGAGATGGATAATGTCTAGAGCTGGTGGTATTTGGATTGTACGTGAAGGACATGCTATTGTAGGTGTGTGGACCGTAAAACGAGAAATGGTTCATTACCTTAATGATAGACATTCTACTGATGGATTACGTATTACTCGTTTTCAAGACAACAACCCGCGCTTTTTGAGCCGGGAATATACAATTGAGGAGATTTTACATGGCTGAACACTATGGGTTTTATATTGAAGAAAGAGATGAAGGTCAATTCGAAGAATTGGTTGAAAACGTAGATCCCAAATACCATCGTGCAATTGCATGGGGTCTTTCAGCTCTATGTGATTGGTATGGTGATAAGGCTTATCGTAAGTTAGACGACTGGTTTACCGTTGTCTATGGTGTAGTTCTTATGGTTGAAGAAATGCACAAAAAAGAACTAAAGCCGGGAGTTACCAAGCTCAACTATGAAGATCTAGTCACAAAAGATCCAAATCAAACGGAGTTATTTTAATGCTTTATGAAAACTCTCTTCTTATATATGCTAGTGAACTTATGGAAGAATATGGTTCTCATTGTGAATTTTTAACAGTTGTTGAACGTGCCCCCGAATTTTTGGGCAGGGACTTAACGAATGAAGAAGCTGTATTTGTTCACGATATTGTACAGGCTGGATAATGGCTAATTACGAAATAACCTTCAAGGTTAAGGCTTATGATGTAGCTGAAGATTCTTATTTTCATGACGAACCAGAACATTATTTATGGGATCATGGGATGCTGGATAATCCAACAATTGTAGAGATAAAGGAAGTTAATGACTGATCAGATAGATATTCTTAATGGGGGATATGTCAAATATATTGATCATATGGGAAGTGACAATTCAGCAATTAGAGCAG